TGAGCCTGTTCTGGATGAAGACGGCAACGACACGGGTGAAGTTTCCACCGGCTTGAAAACTCAGTGGAAGGCAACCCAAGGCGAAATCGCCGCAAGCTTGCTTGCCCCCTCTGACTGGCGCGTCATTAAAGCCAAGGAAACTGGTAGCAACATGCCAGCAGCTTGGAAGGCGTATCGCGCTGCTGTTCGTACAGCGTGCAACACCCGTCAGGACGAGATTGATGCTTGCGCTGATGTTGCGGCGCTGAAGGAATTGCTGTTTGGGTCGGCAACGATTGCGCAAACCGACGCCGATGGCAACAGCGTCATGGATGACGACGGCAATCTCGTAATGATCGCCAATCCTGCTCTTGCTACCGCGTGGCCTGAGGCAATCTGATGGCGGTCAAATCCAAGACTGCACTGGGGCGGATCGACCACCGCCCCGGAAAACCGAAGAAAACCCGTCAAGGTGCGGGTCAGCACTCAAAACCCAGCCACGGTAGGAAGAAGTATCGCGGTCAGGGCAGGTAAATGGATCGGCATACCCGCGACAACTGGCGCAAGATCAAAGTTGCGTTAGAGGCTGCGGGTAAAACCGATTCTCTTTACTACAAGCGAGCCGTTGTGATCTGTAAAGGCGGAAAAGACCCGGTAGATCATGAGGATGTGCGCTTGATTGGCAATGGCGATGCATGAGTTCAGCGACGGTGAGATGCGACTGATCTACACCGCTGTTTTGGCTTATCAAGAGCAGGGCAAGGCAAACCCGTCAATCAAGCAACATCAGGCGACGCTGCATCGGATTTTGCAACGCCTGAAGCCCTTGGCTTATTACAGAAGCTACCTGCAAGAGGTATAGTATTTGGATCCTGCTTGCAGGGTGGATGGCAAGACCCCAGCCGACGCCAACTCGGTTGGGGTTTTGTTTTGATAGACAGTTTTGCAACTGGGCTGATATTTAACAGGGTAAGATTTGGCGACGGTTATTTAATCCCATGATCAAAGCCGCATCTGCCGCAATTGCTTCTCTGGCTTTGGCCGCTCCTGCATTTGCTGGCCCCTACGCCAACATCGAAAATAACGCTGGCTGGGCTGGCAGCACCTTCGGTGGTTCTTCCACTGACCTGCACATCGGCTACGAAGGCGCCGGCGAATCTGCCAGCTGGTACATCCAAGGCGGCCCCACCCTTGTTGCTCCCAACGGCGGCACCTCTGAGGTGGAGCTGGGCGGCAAAGTCGGTGGCAGTGTGAAAGCTGCAGACAAGCTGGCTGTCTACGGTGAGTTTTCGTTTCTTACCGGCAACGCTGCTAACGGCTACGGCACCAAAGTCGGCGCTAAGTACAGCTTCTGATAAGCTGCATTCATCACACCACACCCAGGGGTCGCTTCGGCGGCCCTTTTTTGTGCAGTGGTACGAGCAAGCGCTTGTCACCCGCAATTACGCGGCTGCTTTATGGCGAACTGTTGTGCTCGGTTGCATAAAGCCAGAAAACTGGGACTACTGTTTCCCGCTTGATCGCTGGCTTGTGCCGTATCTTGACGACCTTCGCAAGTTTTATGCAATCCCCCCCTACGCTTCAGAACGTGCAATCCTTGATGATCGAGACGGTTAATCACCCCGAGCATTACACGCAAGGGGCGATTGAGTGCATCGACGCGATCGAGGCTGCCCTGGGCCCTGATGGGTTCCGGGCGTTCTGCAGAGGGTCGGCAATCAAATATCTTTGGCGCACCGATCTGAAGAACGGCCCAGAGGATCTGAGAAAAGCCCGCTGGTACATCGACCGACTGCTCGCTGATGAAGATTGACCAGTTCGAGGCCCCTGGCCTAAAGATCACCCGGACCTTCGACCCTTGGAATGGGGCTTATTGGATCGTGTGGAAACCTGATGTTTCGATGTGGTTCCAAGATCGAAAAGCCATGCTCAAGTTTGCTGCGTGGCCACCCAAGACGCCGACGGGTGATCGTTTGCGCGAGTGGCTGAAAAGCTTTGAAAGTGACGCGCCAACTAAAGGCCAGCCTGTTGCCGAACAATTAAGCGAAGAGGTGCTAAAAACTGGATTTGGGCCAGAATGTCACTTGGATGAAACCGATCCAAATTTTCAAACTAGGACTGTGATCTGATGCAGAAAATTTTCAACCTGCTGGGTTTGGTTGGCTTCCTGCTGTCGGGCTCGATGACTGCGGCCCTGGTGATCTCGTTCATGCAGATGGACTCGATCCAAAAGAAAGCTGTTCAGCGGATCACCGGCGAGATTACAAGCGCCGTTGAGAAGGAACTCACCGGCAAGCTCGACGGCAAGTTTGACGACATGATGCAATCCTTGCCAACGACAACCGGCCCCGCTGTTCCGTTTTTGAAAAAATGAAGAAAGAAGGCCTTTGGTACGACGCGAAGAGTGGCCTTTATGGATATGACGTTGATTACCTGCCGGAGATTGTCTGTGAGTTGTTGGAAGGATGCCTGAAATCAGGCCAGTCACCATCAAACCTGTATCACTTCCAGAGATCCGACGCATACCGCCGTCTGGAGCGTTGCCGGAGGCGCCCGCTGTCACCCTCGAATTAGGGATGCCAGTGGTAGAGATGCCACTGGTTGAAGTGCCATCGTTCAAACCGATGGACTACGCGCCCCATGAATTTACCGTTATCCCGCCGCCCAGACCAGTCGTCCCAAGCGACAGTGAAGAGGAAGGCTCCGAGCCATCTATTGACTTGCCAGCAATCCAAGGATTACCTGGAACAGGTGCGACGCGAATTAAGGCAACAGAAGAGAAGCCAACCGAAGAGCCATTTATCAAGCAAGCCATTGACGGACTGCCCCCTGTTGGGGCAGTTGTCACCACGACAACGATTGCTTTATTGGCAGCGACTGCGGCATTGGTTGCGAAACCGTTTTCAGATCTGATCCTGAAGCTGATAAAACCTACGGTGAAGAAGACGGTGAAAAAGGTTTCACAGTTAAGGGGTAAGCCTGTGAAGGTTGATTCGGTTTGGGAGCGGCGGCTGGCTCAGCGGGACCGGAATCGCGCTTTACGCGCTTTGCGTCGCGCTCTGAAACCGTAACTTTGTGAAAGTGCGGGAGCACTTGCCCTGGTTTGGGTTTGAGCACGACATCGGAGCAGACAACCGCAAACTTGCTGTCAGGATGAAAGGCGATGCCTTTTTGGGCAAGCTCACCGCAATGGCGCAGGCGGGATAGCTCAAAATCAAGCCGCTTGTTTGCAAGGATTTGACGTTGCAAGGCGTTGTGCGTGTCAGCGCTGGCTTTGCAACGTTCCTGCAATCCGCCGTCTAGCGGAATGGAGATAGTGGCGCTGATGCCAAAATTGACGCTGTGATTGTCCTTTTGCCGACTCGGGATCTCCTGATAGAACAGGATATTGCCAGGGTTGTCAGGCACTCCGTTTTCATCATTGTCAGTGGGGTCGTAGTAGGGGGTTCTTACTGTCGTGCTGTAAGGAAGGGCGTATGACTTACTGGTTGTCGCAAACGGCGACAGGTTTAGCGTTGGACCTTGGCAGGAGATGCTGGGTCCGTAGGCATTGGTCGGATATGGACCAGTCAGCATTTGGATCGCCTGGTTAGTAACTGATCCAGTGCTATTGGCAACAGGGTTTGCGGTCGCATTTGCCTGAGCCTTGACGGGCAAAGGCAACAGAAAAATCAAGGTCCAAAAACCGAGGTGGTATCGGTGACCGATTCGATCACAGTGGTTCTTTCGATCTCGGTGACGTTTTGGAGCCCAGGACCGCTGTAGCTTTCGACGAACTGAAATGACGCCCCCGGTGTAGTCATTGACCATGCTGGCTTGTTTTCTAGCGCGAGTCCAGTCCATGACGATGAAACGCCATTGACCATTTGGGATTGCACCTCACCAGCGCTAGGCAGGACAGAGCTGCCTGAGTGCTGCATGTTGGTGCCACTGGCTGAATAGGTGTAGCCAGTCGCATAGTCAACTGATTTAATAATTTCAGTGACCTGCGTGGTTGATTCTGTACGGCTTGTCATTGTGCCTGTACGGAAGTTAGGTACGACAGGCACTGCCGCTGCAGGTGTGGCAAGCAGCAGAAGGACTGGCAACCAGCGCATTAGTCAATCCGGATCTCGGTAACCATCTGCCCTGTAGCAGAAGTGCCAGCGCCGCCTGCCGTAACAGTCAAACCATGCGCCGAATCAATCGTGCCCGCAAGCGAACCAGCGACGCCACCTGAGGTGGTTGTGGTATTACCAAACAGCGGCAAGGAACCAGCGACACCGGATGTCACGGTTGTCGAGGTTGTTGAGGTTGAATCGCCTTCAAGGTATGACTGAGAGAAGGAGAAAGCGGACCCGCTACTGGCTTGAGTTGCAGTGATGGTGGAGACAGCAGGGACACCGTTAGTAACAGTCCCAAGACCGCCGATAGCGCCAGAAGTTGTTCCATCAGTAGTGGCAACTCCTGAACCGGAGACGGAGTAAGTGGTTCCGATTCGGGTGGCTGCACTTGCGGCTGCATCGACGGTGAGCTGAACGCTGGATTGGATTTTATGCGTGATCTCAGCGTGTGCTGGTGCCGCTGAAATCACGATCGCAAGGGCTAGA